TGATGGCATCAATCTTTGCTGAAATTCCATCGCGCTTGCATAGGGCGCAATACCTAGCCCCTCTCGGCTCGCCATGCTCGCACATTAGGAACGATCCCATTTCGCTTCACATCGTTCACCCTCGCCACCTACTCGGCAAACATACCCAGCGTAAGGTGTGTTATCTTTCTTTAGGCCAGTTTTGCGGCGCATCGGCCCATGCTTACATTCCGGCACGCTTAAATCTGGTTCATCGACTAATGCCCAAGGGTCAACCTCTTTTGGCTTGGCTGGTCCAGGTGCTTGGCGATCCTTTGCAGCTTGTACTTCCTGCTTGGATGCAATGCCCTTAGATAGTCCAAGTCCCAAAGCCGCTAGGCAACGCCCCCATGCTGATGTTTCTAGATTCTGCAATTCACTGCCCCGAGTGTAAGGTGTCTTGCCCTCGATCAATTCGGCAGCTGTGCCGATGCCGGGCCGTTCGTCATTGGGTGCGCGGTAAGCGTAAGCGATTCCCCACATCATCAACGGCGATCCCTCTAAGATTCCCTTGAACTCAAACTGCAACGACCCATCAGGGTATTTGCCATAAAACTCTTTAATGCGCTCTTGGACTGTTGTGTAAGCCTCTAAGTCAAAACCTGCCATTAGATTGCCCATCCATCTTTTGCCATTTGTTGCTCAATGTTTTCTGCGCTGTGCGCCCATCGCCAGTATCTGATCGATGCCTCTTTGCGCTTTTGTTCTTGATGACTATTTTCTATTGCTACACCGACAAGAATGCCGACGATGAAAAATAATCCAAACCCTAGTAATGCTAGTAGTCCCATGCCCTGTTTCTCTTTTCTATTTGTCGAGTTCGCTGGCTTTGTATCGCTTAACGCCACCGATGCGCTTTGGCTTCAATGCCCCTGACTTTTCCCACCTGATAAGTGTGCGTTCGCTCACCCGTAGTTTGTCAGCTGCTTCTTTGGCTGTTAGATACTTTTCCATCTGCCCTCTTTCCTTAGTGACATAGTATGACAATACCTGACACGGTGTCTAGGTTATTCGTCGGGCGTGTCGTCATCGCGCAATGGCAGTGATACTAGATAAACCACTACCCCCACGACAATCAGTAACCCTGTGACTTTTTTTGCTGATCCATCTAGGGTGAAATACGCAATGAGCAAGCCCACATAGGTGTAAGTATCAGCGGTTATTGCTGAAACGTACTTTTTGAGCCATCTCATTATTTTATTCTCCTTATACTTGTTGCGATTTGACCGACTAGGACTGCACCAATGACAACGCTTTGAGATTCCTCACGCTGATCTGGGGTCATGTCCGAGCCAATATTCATGATTGCCTCAACCGATGCGGCCAATGCTTCAAAGCCCGGGATCGCCAGCAGCTGTGTCGGTACTTCCAAAGTCACTGCTTCTGGATTTAGGCTTGGGATCGGGCTTGGCACAGGGCTTGGCTCGATCGGAGTTGGTGATGGTTCGGCGGTTGGTTCGGGTGTTGCTATCTCTGGCGTTGGCTGTTGTGTTGGTTCTGGTTCTGGTGTCGGTATTGGTGTGGGTTCTATCGGCAACACTGTTGGCTCTACTAGCACAGGGATGGGCGAGATAGATGCTGGAATTGGTTCGGGCTGTGGCTCTTGTGTGGGCATTGGTGTGGGTTCTAATGTTGGCAAATCAGTTGGGCTGGGTATAGGTGATGGCAAAGGCGTTGGCTCGATGGTTATGGTTTGGCTTGGTGATGGTGATGGTGTTGGCTCAATCCCTGCGTAGTACCGCAAAGGGCTATCGAGTGGCAGTGAGTCACCGATGTAAATTGTGTAAGGGCCAGCGAAACCACCCTCACAATAGTGGCGGGCGATGTCTCCCTTATCGGCAAAATACTGGTTCGAGTTATCCCAGCCAACCGAGCGAATCACCTGTTCGCCAGCTAAGTTTGCACAAGTAATTTCAGTAAACACGGTTTCGGCGTATGCGTTGGGCGTATGCACTAACATCGTGACCCCTACGATGAAAGCGACCAGAGCCACTCTCAAAGGTTTATTCATCAGACCAATTTGGCCTTAATCTGCCTGCCGTCTAGGACTATCGGCGCAGCTGAATCATGCCAAATCCAAAAGCCGACCGGCATTGTTGGATTACAGTCGATGGTGTGCGACCAGTGCAGGTGATACACCTTGCCATCCCAGCCTCCGATGTTTTTATCATCGTGACCAGTTTCATCAACCTTGTCAGTGCCAGGGTAGCGAGCAAAACGGCCACGCAGTACCGAGCCGCCTTTGCTAAACTCCACGCGCAGCACTGTAATCCATTGCCACTGCCCAGCCTTATCGACTTTGTAAGCAATGCCCTTTGGGTACTCGACCCAAGTCCATTTCTTTGGTGGGATACTTTGTTTTGACTTTCCGCTATCGACTTTCCAAAGCGTTGACATTACTTGTCCAAAGATTTGTCAGCGTTTGTAAAGATGTCGTTAATCTCTGCATCATCCAGGCTGCCGTCTTTTAGGAATGCCCGGGCTAGTCCCTCGATTACTACGGCCACGCCACCAATACCAGCGATAATGATTGCTTTGGCTGGCTCTACACCTGCTACGGCTGATGCGCCTACGACTGACAGGCTACTAGCTGCAAAGACTGCCACCATGCGTAGCAAAATGTTTTTGGTTTTGTTCATGATTCTAGTATCGCTTTCGGATCAATGGCTTCGCCGTTACTCCAACGAGCTGCGGTTCTCTGCTCAAAATGTAAATGGGGTCCAGATGAGTTCCCGGAATTGCCAGATTCGCCAACGACTTGACCTTTGGTAACTGTTGCGCCTGGCTTAACTCTGACTTTGTTCAGGTGTGCATAGATTACCCAGCCACCCTGGACCTTTTGCACAACCTGGTTGCCATAACTCTTACCCCAGTTGGCGTTCTCGATCTTGCCGTCAGCTACTGCCAACACTGGTGTGCCGATTGGTACTGCAAAGTCACAGCCAGTGTGGTAGCCAGTGGCCTTCCACATTTTGCCGGGCTTACCGTATGGGGTTGTTATCTTGCCGTTCTTGATTGGTAAGGCCATGAGTTGCCCTTTCGTGTCATGGCCCTGTGATGATTATTAAAGTGCTGCGATTTCCTCGGCAGTTAATCCAAGGGCTGCCAGTTTGGCTAATGCGCTTTCGCGTGCAGCAACTTTTGCATAAATTTCGTCTTGTATCGCTTTGGCTTCGGATTGGTCTTTTGTTTGCTGTGCTTTGAAAGCTGTTAAATCTGCGCCAGTCAATTCTACGCGCTCGCCGTCAATACCTACATAAATTTTTTCTACTGTTGCCATGTCAAATTCCTATATCTTGTAACCATAAACTGAAACTGTGCCTGTCATAGTGCCGCTATTGGGAATTAGAGTGAATCCTGTGTATGAAGTCGTCACTGTTGTTCCGTATGTTCTGCGGCTTTGAGTGGTGCTGCCATTTGGAACATCAATTTGATTTCCAATAGCACCCGTGTATTCAGTTGCAAAAGGATTAAAAACCGTTAAATCGCCGTATTGTCTTTGGGTTGATACGGCACTTAAAACACCAATCCAAGATGTTTGTCCCGTAAGTGATTGCCCTGAAACAGTAGTTGACGATTGAAATAATGAACTGCGAGAATAATTTGCGCTTGAATTGTCACTGCCCGCCACTCGTAATCTAAATATAATATCGACCGCAGTAGTCGAACCAGTAGCAGCCATTTGGATATAATAATTATTGTATGTAGCACTAAACACGTCATTGAATGATTGGCTTGCCACCGCGCTAAAAGTTGTGGTGTTTATCAAAGTTAGGCCGGCAGACGGGAGGCCAAACACAGTCGCATCAATGGCATCGCCCAATGCCTCAATCGCTGTTGCGCCATCCTTGACGTAATCAGTGCTGGTTGGTACTGGCCAGCCGTAGTTCGGAGTGGTTGTTGCCATGCTATAAGTCCTGCCATTCTGTCGTAGTTGGAGTATACCCTGCCCATGTAACAGTAGGTGCGATTTGCAACCAAACTTGGCTTGGGTATGTCTCGGAAATTGCCGAGCAAATCAAAGTCATTGTCGCTGTGTAGCGATCAAGATTCCACTTAATGCCCTCGACAAAGCCATCAAAGGTTCCACCAAATACTGCTGGCAAATCTTGCGTGTATACAGCTGAACCAACGTGCATCAAAATTAAGGCATCCCGGGTGGCATCGCTAACGGTTGGGCTGTGCAATGGGATCGTAAGTTCCTCTGGGTATGTGCGAGGGAATGCTCGGCTTTCCAAGAATGCATCAGCCTGGCTTTGGGCATCGCTGCCGTTTTCTAGCTGCGTGGATCGGCTGCCTGATAGTTCGCCAAAGGATTGTTGGCTGGTGTAATCAGCCGCATACTTTTCCTGATTGTTCTTGTAGGTCAAGGTCACGTCATTGACGATCTCTGACCACTGGGCGGCCTGTCGCAGCCCTACGGCCAATAAGTCATCATCAGTAAGGGTAAGCGGTGTTTGTGTCGCTCTGGCCGTGTAGGACTCGTAATGGATTGACCCATCAGGGGCTTCGTACAAGAATCCTCGGCCAGATTGGGCAGCATTCTGGGCCAGTGTCAGGGCATTAGCCACGCCATCGCTGTAAGCGGTTAACTCGTATGTGCCGGGCGTATCTATGTCAGCGATCAGATTGTCAACCAAAGTCTGGTTAGCCCCGCCCCAGTTGTCCCAGGTGGCAAGACTGCTTACAGCTGACCAAGTCAAGGTTGGCACTACCTCATCCCAATTTTCTAGGAATGCATCCGAGAGAATGTTTAGTACCCGTGTGCCGTCAAACTCTTTGGCAAATCCATCGCCGCCAGTTGTAAAGCGGTTAAGGATAGCCAGTGGGCCAACAGCCGTCAGATTGTAACGTGCCACCGATCCTATTTCGCCGTAAGCATCTAGTCCGATTTGTATGTCCGAGATTGTGCCTGTATAGATCGTGCGGTAAGTGTTGGTTGAGTCTTTAATCTGGATCTGAATGCTGTCGGATAGGTTTACGTTCAGCGCAGTATCAGCATCAGTCCAAAGACTTACATTGGCAATGCCCACCAATGCTTGCTCGTAGATGTCGCGGCGGCCAAGGCTTATTGAGATGTTGCTGATTGTGTTGTCTGCATACTCATTTACCCCAGCAAAGATGACCTTTGGGTATGGCGTATAGACGGTCACAATGTTGCCCCGACAAAGTTGACCGCGCCTGTGCGCCTTGCGCTATCTTGCAGCAGCTTCTCGATCGATCGGCGAGCAGATTCACCATCGATCACGCCATTAAAAATAAATGTGTTTCCTGATGTGGCATCAGTGGCTGGTCGGATTGATCCCGAGCCTGATGGGATAAAAGTTTCAGGGCCAAACTCGCCTACTCGGTACGGCTGATTTGCCATGACTGATCCACCAGCTGCTCGACCACCAGCCAATTTAATGTAATCGCCTAAACGCTTGAATGGATTCATAAACTCTTTGAGTGGTCCAGGTACTTTGTCATAGAAAGTCATGTAACTTTCATAGGCTTTTGTTACCGATTTAATGGCATTCGCAAAAGTTTCCATCGCATCAGCCATTTTTTGTAATGTTGTAATTCCTGATTCAGCATCGGGGCTGTTGATTTCTGCAAACAAACCCGAAAAGGCATCTGCAACTGCTCTTAATGCACCGCCAAGGCTGTTGGCACCATTGCCCTCAAAGTCACCTGCAAGTTCTCTGGCTCGGTTGCTAAGTCCCTCTGGGTCCTCACCGCTAAATCCCTTGGCAACATCGGTCACCATTGTTAATAGTTTGCCCATAATCGGCAATAATTTTGCACCAATTGATTCTTGGAATTCGCCCAATCGTTCTTTAAGAATTGCCATTTGCCCGGCATAGGTTTGCGCTGCCGTTGCCGCACTGCCAGCAAATTCTTTGGACAATTCACCGACCCAATCAATTCCTGCTTCACCAAGGGCGTTGACAATTTCTTGCTGTGCGGCAACCTTTTCTTGTGACTTGATATATTCCTCGCTGGTTGGACCAAAGTCACGCAAGTTGTTATTAAGTTCGGTTTGTTTTTTTGCAAGTTTGGCATTTTCTGCTGTGTACTCTTTGGCATTGTTAGCGTTATCACCCAGGGTGATGCCCAGTTTCTTTAAGGCTGTAAATTGGCCGTCATTAGCCTTGGCCAAAGCCATAACAACTGTTTCGTAATCTTTGCCAGTACCAGCAGCAATTTCAGTTGCAAGGGTGCTTAGTCGCTGTGCTTCGGTCAGGTCTTTGGTTGATCTGACAAGTCTGGCCAATCCCACTCGCTGGGCGGCATCGCTGACACCTGTTCTAAATTGGGTGCTAGTTATGTATTTTTCATTGGCTTCAATTTGTTCATTGGTTGCATCAATGACGTTTTTCATTGTGTTGACTAATGTTGCCTGGCTTTTCTCATCCTCAACGGCAGCCTTGACACCATCGATGCCTAACTTAATGGCATAAGCACCAGCGGCGGCAGCTGCAACGGTAAAAGCGGCAGCAGCCATTTTGCCGTATTTGGTGACGCTCTTTGTGAATCCTTTGGTGTCATTGTCGGCTTGTGCCAGGCTACGGCCAAACTGATCGACATCAGCGAGCAGATTAAGTTTCAGAGTTCTTACATCAGCCAACTTGATCCCATGCCTTAATAACGTGTTTTTCTACTGACATTTTCCATCGGCGAGTAAGTTCTGGTTGAATCTCTTTAAGTTTCTTAAAAATGCCGTAGCCCATGTTTCCACGACCTTGTGGGGCTGATCGTTCTGGGAATCTGCGACCGCCATTTTCAAAGGGTGCAGGACCACCAAACTCTGAACCAAACAAAACTTGACCAGATACCGCGCCACCGCTGAATCGATTCTTGTTGCCACCGATTGTCACGTTTGGAATACGATCCTTATTGGCTCGAATAGTCGCCGCTACCTTTTGGGCTTGGGCTGGGTACGGGTTCATGGTGTAGCTGCTTTGCAGTTCGGTTGCCGACCATGCGCTGATGGATGTGACTTCATCTTTAAGAGATTGCTTTGCGCCCTCATCCATGTCGCGAAATGCTTTGTAAAGCCCACGCAGATCACTTTGATCGGGTTGTATCTTGACCGTTACTTTATCAGCCATGACCATTCCTCTCTGTTATCAGCTGCAAGGCTGTGTTGATGTCAGCGAGTGACCATTGCATCAAATCAACCATTGGGATGCCGGTCGATACTGCTATCCGCACCAGCACATCCCTTAGTTCTCTTTTGGGCTTTCCTGAACCACCTCAAAGGTTTCAAACTCATTGGTGACCCATGCTTGCTGGTTTGGCAATTTCGTATGGCCTAGGGCCTTGGCGGCCTTGTAAAGCATACAAGTGATTACATCCAGCGAGCCTTGGCTCATTTTCTCCGCTGCCTGGCTAACCGTGTAACCGAGTTCACGTTCAATCTCGATCCACAACCAAGCGTTGTCGTCACTCACTATGTAGTTATTGCCCTGTTTTGTTGTAACTGTGTATTGCATAATGGTTGCCCTGTTCTATTCGTTAAGTGCGGGTTACTGCGCCATCCTCAACAACAAAGCTGAGGCTGGTGGTTAGTACGTCAGTGGCCGCGCCACCAACGGTTGGAAATACTGGAAATACCTTGCCGGCAAATGTGTCGCCGTTTACATCAAATGAAAATGTAAGGGCGGTATCTGGTGCAGCCAAAGCGGCATCCCATAGTGCTGAAATAATTCCAGCAGATGCTGAATCGTCAAGGTATAGTTCCACGTTTAATGTGGCGGTCTTATCAACGGTCTTGTATGCGCGACCTGCTAAAACTTCAAGCACTTGCTGATTGTTTTCCATTTCAAGTGTAACTGTTGACGCTTGGTCAGCGTAAGACACCGAGTTAATGGTCAGTGTCAGATTCCGACCAGTTATGTATGTTGCTGGCATGACTTGCCTTTCCTAGTTGGTTGTGACCATCTCGATGTTGAGTTGGCTGATAAGCATATCGGCGTTTCCGATTTGCGTAACTGTTGGTTGCGACCATCCGCCTAGCAACGAGATGTTGTTGGCTAGTAAGTCGGTTACTGAAAAGATTAAGGTCTCTAGATTTTTCAAGGCTGCTTGATTGTCAGCTGCGTTGACAATTACTGTGATGTCAAAGCGCACATTGCAACGCGCCCCACCGATTGCGCTCACGGTGATGTAAGGCGATCCCGGCACAAGCACAATGGCAGGTGGGGTTATGTTCTCATTTGGGTACGCATAAACTACTCGCCCGGCAGCTCTTAAAGTTGCGGCGAGTGTTTCGCGGTAAGTTGCTAGATCAGCCAAGGTATCCCCTGGTATCTAGGTGCTTGCCCAATAGGCCTGAAACTCGGGTCAGCATAGAACGCCCTAGGCGGTACGGTGCAGGGCTTTGAAAGTCCACACCCTGCTGGCCAAGGGTTCCTGTGCGAGTGATCCAAATGTCGCAAGCAACCGCCAAGGCAGCCTCTCGCACTTCTGGGGTCGTGTCGTATAACGCGGCTTGACTGGTCAATACGGCTCGGCCATTTGGAATGACCTTGCGCTTTGTAATGTCAGCGTTTGTAATTGCAGCTTCAAAGAATGTCACGCCGTATTCATCCACGCCTTCTTTGGTCACTGTGCGTGAGCCATTAAACGGTGAGCCACAGTTGGTGACGGTCAAAGCCTGACCGACCACAAATGTATTCTCGTAGCAATAGAATCGGGCCACATTGTTTGTCAGCGATACGGCGTTGATAGCCACATCGTCAAAAATTAGGTACGACAGGATTATGTTCTCGGCACTGTCGGCAACTGCCTGGACAATAGGGTCAGCATAGATGTCGCCGATACCTAAAACGCTTTTGAGTTCGCTTAGTGTAATCAGTGCCATTTCATCCTCCTATTGTGTAAGTGTGTGGGGGACACAGGGCCGCATCCCCCACACTTCTAACTAACTTGATTTAGGTCAAGTTAAAGCGGCGTACGCCACCAGCAACCAAAACGCCTACGGCCAAGTAACCGTAAAGCATGGTTTCGATTTCGCCTGATGTCACAACATTTGTTGACATACGCAAGATCGGTGATTCGTAGATTGCAACGGATGATGGGGTGACAATGAATGCCGACTCATCGATAGTTGTTGCAACTGCATTTGGATCAACGTAAAGATCAAGACCAAGTACGTTGCCGCGTAGGCTTTGTGGGCCAGCAACTCCGCCGTTGTTCATTGGGTTGTATGCGTTGTAGATTGGGCGACCAGTTGTATCGGTTGCACCCATTAGCAATGACCACTGGGATGTGCCAGCGATGTATGCGCTTGGCAGTTCACCTGTTGCTAGGTAAGCGGCTGGTGCTTCTTTGGCTACATATGCGATGATGCCATCGGAATCTGCATCTTGTGCAGTTGCCTGTGTGCCACCTGCGGTTAGTGCTGCGATAACGGCTGCATCAGTTGCCTTGTTGTAGGCGCGGGTCATGTTGTCGACCATTGCCTGGAAAAAGTCTGGGGATGAACGCTCTAGTAGTTCTACTGAATAACGCTGCATACCTGCAAACTTGTTTACATCTAGGTTGACGTATGAGGACACGATTCCGGTCTCTGATGGGCCAGCACCTTCGTTGGTGTCAGCTACAGTGCCGTTAGTTGTGATTTTTGGATGGCTGATAACCATGCCTGATGCAGTGATGGCGCGTGAGCCGATTGCATCGATTGCTGGGCGCGAACCGATTGAAGTATCGATTACCTGGTTTACATACTGCACTGGGGTGAACGCTGGGTTCGTGCTGAATGAGTCATCGGCTGCCATAACATATTGGGCTGAATCATGGTTGCCCATTTTGGCTTTGATGCTGTGTTCCAAGTACGAGGCTTGGCTGTTAATTGGGCTACGAGGCTTGACGTAGGCCACTGGTGCTGCGGCGTGAACAACCGCTGCTGCGGTCACTTCATCTGCCACTGGTGCGGTTGTTTCTTCCACGTTTATCTCCTGTGGTTGTTCCTCGGCAGGTTGTTCCGCCTCGGTGGTTTCTGGGTTTTCCTCATCGGCCTCTGTGGCTGCGACTTGGGAAATCTGTGCATCCTTGAACGCTGGGTTTGTTACGTGAGCAACGGCTTCAAGTTTTGCAGCTGATACGACCATCACGCCTTTCTCGATGGTGTATTCGCCGACATTGGCTTCGATGCTAAACGCTGGCCGCAAGCCCTCCGATGCTTCCACCAGTGCATCATTGCCAGCACCTGTTGGCGCAATCTTGAACGCCATCGAAATACCTGCTGGGGTGATTTCCTCTGACCCTGCAATGCCGCGACCCAATGGGCGTGTCCGGTCATGTTCCATGTTCAAAACAATTTGGCTTGGGTCAATCTCGCCGAACGCGCCAAACTCAAAGCGCACTGGGCCAGCCGAGGTATTGCCAACTTTGGCAAACGGCACAACAAGGCCTTTGATGGTTCGGGTTTCAACATTTGCGGCCAACACTTGGCCCTCAAAACTAAGTTGCATTTGCTTCATTTCCTCTCGGTGCTAAGTCCATTTCCTCACGCGCTTCATCAACATTGATGATGCCGTAGTCAAGCATTTTGCCTAGGACTTCGATCTGCTCTAATGGGTTTCCGCGTAGATAATCGTCAAGATCAAAGCGAACCTTTTGGCCTCTTGGCGTAACATCCACCATCGTTAAGCGTTCCTCAATGCAACTCATGAATGGGCGCAATGAGAAATCGACAAGGCTTCGGCGTTCCTGGCTTACGTTGGAGTAAGTCGCGCTGGCTGATTCGGCGTTGATGTACCAGGCTGGGATGTTGCACATTCGAGCAATCTCAGCTGCTGTGTTCAAGCGTGATTCAGTAAGTTGCATTTGCCCGGCATCATAGCCAAAGGTGGTTACATCCAATGGGCCTGATAGGTAAGCGGTTGATCTTGTGGCTCGGGCTTGTTTCCACTGGGCTAGTAGGCTCGACACCTGCTCTGGCGGTAAGTCAACGCCACTATTTTTGATTACCATTGTTGGGTTTGGCTCGCTGGCCATGCGCTGGACTGCTTCCTCTAGTTTCAGCGCGGTGGAGATAGTGCGGCCACCTCGGTTGAGAATGCCCTCGTCAATACCGCTAAACATGATCAGCGATCCCACACCAGTAGTCGGCATCAAGCCGCCCTCAATGTAAAAGCCGTTAACGATCTCTTGGGTATTCAAATCAGTTGTAAATGTAACCCGTGTCGGATCAATTCGGCGAGCCTGTGTTGGTCGGCCATCCTCGGGGTTCACTTCTAGCACTTGCCAGAATGATCGGCCATGAAATAGTAAATCCTCAACAGTCCAAGCCATAGTCACAGCTAGTGGGATGGCTGGGTCTGGCTGTTCAAGAATCTTGCGACCCTCGACCTTTGCGCCAGTGACCATGTTGTATGAGTTCAGGCCAAGTGTTGAGATTGTGCCAGCAATAATGTTGCGAGCGCGTGCGACTGCTGGCACTTGCATTGCGCTAGATCGGTCAACCCTAAAAGTATTAAACGGGGTAAAGTATGCGTCTTGGTAAAACGGAATGGCAATACCTGCACGCGCTTCAATCTGTGGTTTTTCAGTCGGTGCGCCGAGTAAAAAATCTATGAATCCCATTTTGTCATTACACCATAGGCAACTGACTTTCGATAATTTTGTCGCGCTTTGTCACGTTGTTGCGCGTGTTGTCACATCAACTGGCTGGCAAGTCCTAGTGGTCTTGATCCCTCTTGGTTGCCAGCCAGCCTCGATGAGAACCCAAGGCAGGGTTATGCGCTAACTATACTCACACTCTGTTGTGGTTCGGTGGCATGACCCACCGCCATGACCAAAGCAACTGCCGCGCTGATCGGCACTTGCGCCGCTCGTCTAGCAATTCGCCAACCACCATCGGATGCCGGGCGGCGAGCGCAACTGACCAGGTGGCTGTGCATAGTTTCCTGGGCTGGGTGTAGCAGCTGCCGCGATTGCATAGCGTTCATTGTCTGGTCGCACATGATTGCAAAGTTGGCCGAGTTCCAAGGAGTTGGCGCAACTGGCACACCAGCCTGGGCAAGTCTTGGCGCAATGTAACCAGCAGTATTTGGATCATAAGCCAGCACCCTTGGGCGATAGCGGCGTGTCAGGGTTGCGATCTCGCCAGCCAGTTCAAGGTCATTGATGCCGCCCTCTTTTTTCCATTCGTGTAGGAATACGGCATAACCATTTTCTTTTTGTTGCAAAGTAACCAAGCAAGCCAGTTCGCGATTAAAGTTCAAGTCCATCGCCATCCAAGTTGGCAAACCATCCTCTAACATCACATCAGACTCGCATTCGTTCCACACTTGCATTGGCCAAGGCGAGTCGATCGCATCCACCCACATACAAAGGGTCTCGGTCTTAAATGCATCAGGGCTGTCAAAGGTTGCGGCATCCTTGATGTTTTGTTCGTTAATTGTAAATCCCATTGCAGGGTTGGCCATTTTCCAAGCCTCAATGTCGTCCACCGATGACCCTGCTGGCGCGCTGTATTCGTAGTAACCCATTCGATCACTAGCGAAAGTCAAAGCCCTGCGGCGTTGCTCGTTCAGCACATTGCTGGTCAAGTCGCCCGCGTTGCTAGTCCAAAATACTTGGGCATTTGGTCTGGCTCGGGTTATCGGGGTGACAGCTGCCCAGGTTGATTCGTCAATTTCTCTAAGTTCATCGACGTACAGCAAGTCAGCTGACGATCCACGCGGGCCCTCGCTTGTAGCTGCTCGGATTGAATACTTGCGTATTCGCTCGCACTTGCCGCCGCATGACTTGGGGTAGTGGTGGCAATAAACTTCCAATTCCTCTTGGCCGTTAGTCCGGGACACTCTCTTGATCCGCTTTCGCATCCAATCCAAAGACTCGGCCATGTCGACTGTTTGCTTAAAGGTGTCAAGCGATAGTTGCCGTGTTTGGGACATGGCGATCGCATTCTTTTCACCAAAGACATACAGGCCAGCCAGGATACGCATCCGCATCATGTGAGTCTTGCCATTTTGCCTGGCTACAAGAATCCCGACCTGACTCCTGGCCCATTTTCCATTTGGCAAGATTTGCAAAGCATCGTCAAGCACATACTTTTGCCAATCTAAAAGTGGGACTCCAAGTTCGTCAGCTAGTGCCGCCACTACTGGCCCTGCGCTTGGCAGTTTCAGACTTGGGCTTTCGATCCTTGGCTTCGAGTAGCCGTAGATAACTTCCGACATGGTTTGTCCCATCATTTTCCTCGCCCTGTTTTCCTGCTGTTCTAGTTTCCACCGTCAAGTGCAGCTGCTGCAACACCGATAAGTATTTGGCGGCCAAAGGTGTGGCCTCTTTGAGATCGCCCATGTCAAAAGCCGTATCTAATGCCAAAGCAATTCGCCTGGCTAATGTCATGGCCGCTACATCAGTTGGGGCAAGCCAGTTCGCTACCGACAATGCAGAATTGAGCGATAGGTAGACACCCATTGGTTTATCCTCTGGCTGTTCTGTTTTGTTTTGGGTCATGACCTAGGCCTTTCGGTTGTGGGTGGGTCAAATCTGGTCAATCGGGGAGAAATAAAAGAAAGGGAGTCTGTGGGTGGCACTTTGTCAGAAAAAACGCGTCTATGGGGTTCTGTGGGCGTTTTTCGCGTGCTGTTGAATTGTCGGGTCTTTTGTTTGTGACATTCTTTGCATAATGGTTGTACATTGTCGATGGTGTTTGTTCCACCTGCTGCAAGTTCGATAATGTGATCCACTTCTGTTGCTCGGTCACCACACATCAGACATGATCTACCCCATACCCGAAAGCACGCGGCCCGTAGGTTGCGCCATTGCGTAGTGGTTCCTTGGCTATGCGCTCGGCTCATGCCCAGCCACTATGTTGTACGCATCCATCAATCCTCGTTCGTATTTGTAATTTGCTGGATGTATGTCAAGTATGTAATCCGTCAGCTTGTCTAGTCTTTCTTTGTATGTTGCCTCGATTATGCTTGCCAATTCTTTTGCATCTTTAATCTGTTCTTGCAATGCTGTGTGGTCTTTCCTTAGATACTCAACCATCGCCACATACTCCAATAACTCATCGTGCTTTACCTGCACCCATCTCGTCATGATTTAGATCGTAACCCAAACTTGCCACCAGAGCCGATAGGTGAGCAGGGAATGGCATTAGATCAAGCCACTCGCCACCGTCACCGCGTAGGTTGGTTGGTCATGGGTGCTTACGCACAATCGCGCCGTGTGCCTTAGTGCCGGGTAGTTCGATGCCAGGCGATTCGTGTTGACATCAGCTGCTAAGGCTCGCATTTCTGCTTATTTCATGGGCTAATCAATCCATGTCGAGATACGCCATCTGACGGCGGTTCACCCGAGGATTAGTCGGGCATCAGTTATACTCTTGACTAGAGCGTTGAGGCTTACGATGGTAGCATCGTTACAAGCGGCACGCGGTTGTTTCTTGGCATCCGCGTGTCGTTTGTTTATATTAAGTCTGCCGGGCCTAACTTTTCATAAAACTTTTCCCAGTTACCACAGCAATGTGTCACCCACATACGCTCATTGAGATCAGGATCGACACCAAAGTCAACTGGTTCAAGTATCTTGGCGCATTGTGGGCATGAGGCTGGCAAGTTTTGGGCTGCTAAATAATGTCCCTTGATCTTGCGCTCTATGCTCGCCCAAACCTCATCACTCATGTTCTAGTTTCCATATCCGTTGTTCGATAATTTCTAAATCTTTGGCAATAATTCTTAAAGCCTCAACAATGTCCCTAAGAATGTCTGCCATTGGTTCATCCACGATTTGCCCATTTCTCACAAAAGCCACACGGCTTGCCGATGTATACCCATCCACCGCAACCGCAGCGCATTATCTCTGCTTCACTCACTAGCCAACTCCATTTGTACCGGAACTAACAACGATCGCCACACTCTTGTTGGGCTGGCGTGTTTGCGCTTATTATGGCTTGGTTCAAATACATCAGTGATCTCGATGATTCCCTTGGTTTGTGCGTGTCGCATAACCCCGCCCATCGCTCGATTGTCTTTGGTCACATAACCTTGGGCCTCGACTAGTTGCAACACATCATCAGCTGTAAAAGTGTCCCGAGTCTTTGCCAGGTGCGTGATGGCTCGCATTGAGGCGGCCCACCAAGTACCATCGGCGTGTTCGCTTACCTGGGTAATCGCATCAATCTTGGCTGACATTCCATCGCGCTTACATAGCGCGCAATACCTAGCCCCTTTTGGTTCGCCATGATCGCACATCAGGAACGATCCCAAATTGCCTCGCACCTAACCGATGCGCCTTTGTCTCCACAAACCCAACCCGCGAATGGTGTGCCATCTTTCTTTTGCCCGGTC